TGTATGATAGTGCATCGGTTTATTTCCCAGCTATCCAGCAGACTTTTTTATGGCTTTGGGATGCAGCACAAGTTGTTTGGCAAACTATCGGACAGCCGTTGTTCAATATTATGCTCACAATGATTGATTCATTGAAATCAATATATGAGCAATACATGCCGGAAATCGCCAGCTTTGTATCAGCGTGCTTCCAGGATATCCAAATGATGTGGGAAGAACATTTAAAACCTTGCTTTGAAGCAATCGGCAATTTCATTTCCACAGTGCTTGCTCCGTTATTTGATTTTGTTTTCAATACACTTATCCGTGGATTTATCGACACGGCATTTAATGAAATCAAACGACTATGGGAATACACACTTAAGCCAATCTTCACAGGCATTATTGACTTTTTAACCGGTGTATTCACTTTAAACTGGAGCCAGGCACTTACAGGCGTTTTGAACATAGTTATCGGCATTTTCAACAGTATTCGACTGGCTGTTGCAAAGCCAATGGAACTTGTAAAAAATATCGTAAATGAAGCGATTGAATTTATCAAAGATAAATTTAATTTTGAATGGCGACTTCCACATATCGCACTGCCGCATTTCAGCATAAGCGGTGGTTTTAGCCTTAATCCACCATCCATTCCGCATTTTAGTGTGGACTGGTATGCAAAGGCTATGAATACTCCAATGCTTTTGAAAGAACCGACAATATTCGGTTTTGACCCTGTAACAGGTAAAGCAAGGGGTGGCGGTGAAGCCGGTACAGAAGTAGTATCCGGTGCAAATACTCTGATGAGTATGATTCAGGCCGCCGTTGGTATAAACAACGAAGCTATGATCGCTGTACTGTATAAAATCCTTGAAGCGATTATCACTATGGACGAAAATATGGGCGGCAATCTCCGTGAAGCACTGGACGGTATGTCCTTTGATGTAAATAAGCGTGAATTTGCAAGACTTGTTAAGGGGGTGACTTAATCCGTGCTTGAAAAACTGCAATATAAAAATCACATGAATGAAGTGCTTGAATTCGGCACAAAAGACCTTTTTGTGAATGAAAATGATTTAAGGGATTTTGCATGGGAACTCACCTCTAAAAACAACAGAATATCAGGCTTTAAAAGAGTAATTGTTTCAAAGAAACTTCCTGTTCTAATAAAGGCAAAAACTGAGGCGGAAGGATACCGGCTTCGAGATAGGCTTTTTGAAGTTTTTGAAAAAGATGTACTTGCTGAAAAACACGGAGAAATCATAATCGGTGATTATCATATGAAATGTTTTGTTACAGCTTCGGGCAAATCCGAATACCTGAAAGCAAAAAGTTATATGAAAAACAACCTCACTGTAAAAACGGATATGCCCTATTGGGTAAAGGAAACCACCACAAGGTTTAATTACAATGCTTCTCAAGCTACCGGCACAAACATGGACTACAACAGGGATTTTCCATCAGATTATGCATCAAATCTGATTAACGCATCTTTGATAAACTCCAACTTTGTTTCATCAAACTTTAAAATGATGATTTATGGTGCCTGCAGCAATCCTGTTGTAACCATCGCCGGACATAATTATGCTGTAAATGTTTCTGTTGCAGAAAATGAGTATTTGACAATAAACAGCATCGACCAAACTATCATTTTGACACATTCTGATGGTAGTACAGAAAACTGTTTTAACCTGCGCAACAGAGATTCATATATCTTTGAAAAAATACCTGCTGGCGTGCTGACTATTGCATCAAGCGCCAATTTCAAATTTGACGTTGTTCTCCTTGAAGAAAGGAGCGAACCAAAATGGGCTTAGATTTGATATACATGAACACTAAAAAGGAAGACATCGGTGTAATGAAAGATTATACCTTCGATCTTGCTTTTGGTTGTGATGAAAACAACTTTGAATGTTCAATTATGAGCAGTAACCATTGTTGCTTTCAAGACTATTTTTTGTATATTGAAGGCACTGAATATGGCGGTATCATTGATGATATAGGTGTTGATACAGATAAGGGTGATGTCACATATTATGGCCGTACATGGCATGGTATTTTGAACTCAAAAGTTCTTGAACCGGATGTCGGTGAAAACTACCTTGTTTTGTCCGGAGAAGCAAACAGTGTACTTGCTACACTTATCAACAGAATGGGGCTTTCTTCCCTGTTTATGGCTTCCACAGAGAACTCCGGCATAACTATCACCAATTATCAAATGCACCGATATATTGCCGGATATGACGGTATAAGGAAGATGCTGAAAGAATCTGGCGCAAAATTGAAAATGTCATTCAATATGATAGACGATGAAGGCTTTGTGGTTCTTTCTTCAAAGCCTATTGTTGACTATTCACAAGATGAACAGTTTGATACCAGTCAGATTGATTTCAAAGTTAAGAAAAAATACAATCCGACAAATCATGTTATTTGTCTCGGAAAAGGCGATTTGTCAGAGCGTGAAGTAATCCATGTGTATGCTGATGAAAGCGGCAATATCGTAGAAAATCAAGTATTTACCGGCCTTGATGAAGTTACAGACATTTATGAGAATGTAAATGTGACGGACAGTGATGAACTGAAACAGGGCGGCATAGACAAGATAAAAGCTGCATGGGCTTCCAACGAGCTTGACTTCAATTTTACAGATGATGATGAAAGCTATGATATAGGCGATATTGTAGGTGCTTCTGAATACATAACCGGTATTACAGTAGCAACTGATATCGCAAAGAAAATGGTGAAAATCAGTAGTAAAAATACACTGACTATTTCTTATGAATGTGGTGAAAACAGCATTATATTAACACCGGATAAAGAGCCAGCTAAAAAGGATGATAACTCAACTCCTGTGATTAGCGCAGTGCTGGGTGTAGCTACACTTGACAATTTGATGCTTCAATAAAAACAAAAGAAAGGGAGAAACACAATGGCACATTTAATCACAGGCTATGCAGGTTATGAACATATCAAATCAGCAGACCAGGGTTCTTTCAATGCAGCCTTTTTTGGCGATGGTCAATATGTAATGGAAATCGGCTCACAGTTAGGCGCATCCATTATAGATAACAACACTGTCAGAGTTTATAGCGGTGACGGCCTTATGTTTGGCAGACACTTCAGAATTGATACAGGCAGTCACGAGGATGTAACAATCACTACAGGTGCAGCCGGCACCAATAGAATCGACCTGATTTGTATGACTTACAAGAAAAATGAAACAAACGGCACAGAACAGGTTTATTTGGAAGTTATCAAGGGAACACCAGCAGCTTCACCAAAAGAACCGACTTATACAACAGGTAACATTCTTGAAGGTGCAGTATTCAATCAGATGCCGCTTTATAGGGTAAATATTTCAGGCGTTGCCTTAACAGGTGTAACACAGCTTTTTGAAAAAATACCAACATATAAACAGCTTGCTGAAGAATACGCCAATGAATTCAGAAGGGCGGCAGAAAATGCAATCGAACAATTTGCTGACGAAGTAAACGCCTATAAAAACGCTGGCACTTATACAGGTAATGGCAGTGCAACAGAAAGAAGAATTACTATTGGTAAAGGTGTAAATGCTGTTTTCATAAACGGTTTTAAATATATGGCAATAGTGTCAGGGTATGGTGCGATTTATAAAAAGAACACTGAAACAACAGTGCATGGTTTGACTTGGAATGAAGTAATGCTGTCAGACGGTGTGTTGATTATAAAAACCAACAGTGAAGTTTTAAACAGCAATACTAATGTTTACCAATATCAGGCTTTATAACCACAATAGAAAAAATCGGCTCACCTTAATCGGTGGGCCTTTTTTAATACACAAAATCAGAAAGGACAAAAACATCATGAAGAACTCAATTCTTACTGGCATTGGTGTTGTCGGTGGCTTTATAGCTTCCCTTTATGGTGGCTGGACAGAAGCTATGACAACACTCTTTATTTTTATGGCTATGGATTACTTTACCGGCTTAATTGTTGCCGGAGTGTTCCATAAGTCACCGAAAACGGAAACCGGCACACTTGAAAGCAGGGCCGGTCTGAAAGGTCTTATCCGTAAGGGTGTAATATTGGCTATTGTTTTGGTAGGACACCGCATTGACCTGGCATTCGGCACGACATACATAAAAGACGGCGTGTGTATTGCTTTCATTGCCAATGAGCTTATCAGTCTTATAGAAAATGCCGGTCTGATGGGCGTTTATGTTCCACCCATAATTTCAAAATCTATTGATCTGTTGAATAAGAAAGGTGAGGGTGAAAATGGCAACGAAGTATAAAGGCATTGATGTTTCAAAATGGCAGGGTAAAATCGACTGGCAGAAAGTGAAAAATGCCGGTGTGAAATTCGCTATACTGCGTGGCGGTTTTGGCAGTCTGATTTCACAGAAAGACGCATATTTTGAAACAAACTATGCAAACGCAAAGGCAGCAGGCATCCCTGTTGGCGTTTACTGGTACAGCTATGCTACATCAGTAGCACAGGCAAGACAGGAAGCACAGACTTGTTTGCAGGTGTTAAAGGGTAAACAGTTTGAATATCCAATCTACTTTGACATTGAAGATAGCTCACAGGTTAAGCTCGGCAAAGAAAAACTGACCGCAATTTGTGAAGCATTCTGTGATACCCTTGAAAAGGCAGGCTATTTTGTAGGCGTGTATGCAAATACAAACTGGTTTACAAACTACCTTGACCGTGAAAAACTTGCCCGGAAATACACAATATGGCTTGCTGACTATCGCAGTGCATATAACAAAACATATAAAAGGGATATGCACCAATACACCAGCAGTGGCAAAGTCAACGGCATTTCCGGCAATGTTGATATGAACACTTGCACAAGAGATTTCCCGACAATCATAAAAAATGCCGGTCTGAACGGCTACACAAAGAAAACAGCACAGTATACAATCATCACAAAAGCAATGAGCGCAGGAGATAAAAAAACTATCTGCGCACAGCTGGACAAGCTGAAAATTGATTATACTGTTACAGAAGTAAAATAGTTATTCGCTTTAAAATTCCTTATAACGAATAACTTTTGATTTATAACGAATAACAAGCTGTTCGGTAATTCCGAACAACTGAACCTGTCGGAAAAACTGACAGGTTGATACTATAAAAAATACAAAAGAAAGATTTATTATTTTTTCGATATATTGTTGCAAACATAAAGGGAGCAGGGTTTTATACCTTGCTCCCCTTTTTTTATTGCTATTTTTCATTTATAGCTTTCGCCTTTTTGATTATGTATTCAATATCAGCATCAGACCAACCGCCCTGCTGTAAATATCGCCTTGTTCGTTGCTCGCCGTCCTGTTTGATTTTAATTGCCATTCTTTCAGCTACAACGGCCCTGTGTTCTTCGTGCCAACCCATATTTTTATCCTTTCTATCAGTAAATCACATTTTCCTTTGCCAGCATCAGAGGTAAGACAAAGAACATTATTATAAATACGCTGGCTGTCAGATCCGTGGTAAGCTGTGCTGCTATCCACGCCAGGAACATCAGGATGATTGCCACAGCCTTGTTTTTCCCTGTGTTTCGCCTTGATTTTCTTTTCCTCATTGTAAGCCTTTCTGCCGGGATATACCGCCCGGCTCGGTGTCCATTAATTATTGCTCTGATTCTTTGCGCTTTGCGTTTTCTGCAAAATCTACAAGGGTTTGAATAACAACTGCTGTGTAGCCGTTCATAGTAAGACCTAATACCAGGTCTTTCGCTGTGGAAAGTGTAAATTTCATTGGAATGCCTTCACTCCAGCTGGCCCATCTTGTTTTATTGTCAATCTTGGTTACAAGTTTAGTAGTTCCATCAGGCTGAACCACACCTACAAATACGTTGAATTTTATACCTTTTGCCATAGTTGTTTCCCTTTCTGCTTAATAGAGGTTGTCGGCTATGTAAAGTCCGTCTTTCAGATAATGCTTCATGCAGCGTTTAAATGATTTAACAGCATCCACGAATGTTTCTTCATCTTCAAATGCTATCTCCTGAAGCTCTTCATCGTCAGCTTCATCCGGTACTATGTAAATCCAGTCGCCATAATAGGCATCTTCATTGTTCAGGGATTTCACGATTGTGTTCATTGCTTTCAGCAGTTCAAATTTTTCAATACTTGCTTTCATAGTTCTTTCCTTTCTGTATCTTTGTCCGATAAAAATGTTCATAGTGTTCCTTTTTTATGAGGGGGCGGTGGTTAGCCGCCCGGTGTTTTATTTACATCTGAAATCAACGATTGCTTTTGCTTCTTTTAGTGTGCTTGCTTCTGCAACAGGGTTTCCAATGTCAAGGTGCAAGCCTATATTGTCTCGCCAGTATTTGCATATCTGCCATTTGTTTGTTACAAGGTTTTTTTCTATGTAGTGGTCTCTGTAATTCCAACCGCCTAAAAATCTATCTTTTTGTGCTTTGTATGCCATTTTATTTACCTCTTTACAAATTTTACTATTTTGATATAATAGAGGGTAAGCAAGGGGGCTTTGAGTGGTGCCTTTTGGCTTATCGGCTTACTGTTACCGCAGTAAGTCTTTTTTTATACTCGTTAAAGTATTTAAGCCTTTGTTCAGCTGTGAGACTGTCGAACTGTTTACTGGTCATTCGCTCACCCCCTTTGCTATTCTATTTTTTACCTTCCTTTCTTTCGTTTGCCCCTTGCTTATCCTACTGTAGATATTATAGCACTAATATTCGTGCAATTCTATTGACATAATGCACGAACTTTCGTTTAATTTTTGTGTATTTTTGCACTTGTTTTCGTGCAATTTGTGGATATATAATATTCACAAAGGGGGTGCAGTTATGCCACTACAATTTAAAATCAATATTATGGATGCTTTAAAGCAAGCAGGGTACAATTCCAACCGCATCAGACAAGAGGGATTGTTGAGTCAGTCAACACTCCAAAAACTGCGAAACGGCGGTCAATTATCCTGGTCAAATATCGAAACACTTTGCCGTCTATTAAATAGCCAGCCGGGTGATCTGCTGGAATATGTAGAAGAATAGAGAAAACGCCACAGGCTCAAAACCTGCGGCGTTCATTTTTAATATTCATCCGGCTTTTCTAAAAAGGCGAGCCAGGTTCTTCCGTATTCAAATTCCATCAGCAAATCCAATTCAGAACCGGCACACCATACACCGACAATACCATAATCATCGTGCTTATCAATGATGGCTGCATAAACTGTACCGTGGGGGAACAGCTTCACCCAGGCATGAAAACCAGCACCACGTTCTTCAAATTCAAGTTGTAATTCACGCAGGGTAAGCGGCTCCTGATGGTATTCTCCATTGAACAAGTTTACACCATAACCTCGTTTGAGTAAGTCTTGAACATTCATTTTTAACCATCCTTTGCAGTTTGATTTTGTATATTTTGCATAATGCTTATAAAACACTGAAAATGGTATAATATTAGATAATCATTCAGTAGCACCGGATTTCTTACCGATGATCTGAATGCCGTAACTTGACCTTTTTTCAGATGGTACTCGTTTTCCGTAACCACCTAAATGTTCATCAATAGCGTTGAGGGCGCAATAATGACTTTTATAAATATTATCGTCACCTGGTACATCAATAACCCATCCGTCACCATAGCCTGTTGCTATGTGATTTCTGTACTTTATCGGCTTGTTTGCCTTGCCGTTTACATCTTTCCATTTTATTCGTATCACCGTCATTTAAAATCAATCCTTTCTACATATGAGATTAATATCTATGATGGATGTGCGGCTAATGTTGCACACAATGAAATCGACCTGAAAAATCCAAAAACAAACCGTATGAATCCCGGTTTTTCCGACCAGGAAAGAGAAAAATTCGG